ACCTTATGCAGAAGGTACTACAACAAATGAACATACATGATGCATATGATGTAGTTGAACGTGAGCATACTAGAAAAGGCATTTTAAGCTCGCTAAAAGACAACCGTGAAAGGCTGGGATTTCTTCATAAACGTATTGAAATATACACACAGGAGATTGAGTCTCTAGTTTACCTGACAAATATTTTAGAAGGTAATGAAAAAAAGCTTCCTACTAAAGAAGATGTTGTTGAAGCAAAAAGAGTTATTGAAGAGTATCAGTCATTAGTGAAAGAGATTAATGCATTAAGAAAAAGGAAGAAACGTTATGCAAATAAGAAATGAAGACAAAGAGCTCGCCATACTCATTTTTTCATGCACATCAAATGAAGTAAGAAAAGCATTCTTGGAAAACCCACGTTCTATGTTCACAGATGTAGCACTGGACCTTGTGGTTTTTTGTGAATCAAAAAGAGTTAAGTTTTCGTATAATGCTGTTGATGTAAAACATTTTTTCTATAAGATTTTACAATGCAAATATGTAGAAACATCAGGTGATTTGTCTGAAGTAACTTATTATGATGCTGATGGAACAATCTTATGCACATTGGATGAAAGGAAAAAGAATTGAACCATTTAATACCGAATGTTATTAGAGTATCATATAAGACCTTTTCTTTTGATATCACTGGTGAAACCTTCATTAACTGTCAAAAATATTTTTCTGAAGAAGACTTGGATATGCATGGCAACTTACAAATAAAATCATATGAGGAATATGTTAATCTATCTACTTCATATGCAAATTATGTAAACAATTTAGTAAGAGGGAACCATGTTCGTTAAATACATTGTAAAAAGAGAGAATGCTTCTGTTGTTGTAAAGTTTGACTTGAGAAGCAATAGAGTTGTTATTGGTGGCTATGTTAAATTCATTGATTTTATCGGTTGTTTAATAAGTGAAACTTACTTTGACATTGATTCGCCGAACTGTCACTCACAAAGAAACAAAGTCAGATATGAAAAAGTGATGTTGAGCTTAAAGCATTTCAATGATATCATGATTAAAGTTCAAGAAGATTTCTATGTGACTAAAGCAAAAAGAGTTGAGAGGTTACTATAATGGATGTACTAACAATATATAAGACTTTGATGATGCATGAAATCAATGCATTAAATCCACAAGTATCATTTCTAATGAACCAGAACTTTATAAAATTCATTGTATTGATTCAAAGTTCTAATGTAGTTTATGGTAATGGCTTATTTGCATACGAAAGATCTTTTACTTTTTTTGAAATTACAGTAATAAAAGAGAATAATCTTTCTGAGCATATCATTGAAGAGGTTTTTAATGCAGCCACTGTAGCGTATAGAAAAGTATGTGAAGGTGAAGGATGAAAAGAGAAGAGTTTGATTGTAGCATATGTGAATACAGTGATTCTTGTTTTGCTGAATCAGTGATGCATGGATTTATTGTTCCCGGTTCATTGTTTTGTCATAAGTTCAGATTGTCATGCGAATTTAAAAACTTACAAAAAGCATTACTTCTTGCTATACAAAATTCATTGGTATTTATACTGATTCTTTTTATATCAGTGTATGCTTCATTTTTTGCTGTATACTTAATCTTTAAATATATTATACTCTGAGGTAAATAATGAAAATATGGTATGAGATAAGAGTAGCCTGGTGGCTTCGTAAGTATTACATCAAAAGATTGAAACAATTTATTTGTGGTTTAATTGGGCATAAATTTGAAAAGATAAATGAGAATTGTTCTCAATGTAAGTGTGGATTTTATAAATAGGTAAATGATTGATGTTAAGTTTGATACCAATGGCTCATTGCATATACTTAGAAATGGTGTGTGGAAACAGCAAATATGTTGTATGAATAATGATGATACTAATTGTTGTGATTCATGTCCACATCTTGGTGAACCAATAAAAAATCAATTGACTGGTTTTACTAAACTACATCTTTGCTTTGATAATGAGATACAAATAACAATTTTTTTTTTACGAAAGGAAACATAAATAATGAAAGCATTATTCGGATTCGTAATAGGCATGGTGTGTGGCATATTGTTACTTAAGGGTTTTCAGACAAGAGCTGATATTGTTGAGTATTCAACTGATGTTGATACAGTTCATGTTGTTAAAATAGAAAGGAGTGGCTTAAAGAATGCTGTGATTAAAGTTGATTCAGTATGCTATGCAGCCACCATCATTCCAGTGAAATGCGGAGGGTTATAATGAAGATTAAGGATTACTATAGGCATGGTGAATTAGATGGCTTGGACATTGCTAAAGAAGCAGATTTGATTATCAATAAGAAGAGTAAACTATCATCAAGGTTGAGAAACATTGTTCTTCACAAATATGCTATTTCTTTAAAGGAAGAAAATATTCAGGAGGGTAGATAAATTATGCCTATATTAGTTGAATGTAATTTAAAGTCACCTGCTTCATGTGAGTATAGAATTGAAAGAAGATTAACGATCATGTCTGATAGTAATTATCCTGATGCTTCACATAGAAGGTTTGTTCTTTGTGATGGTGGTGTTAAATGCCAGAAATGTGAATATAAAGAACTTAAGCACATTATTTCTGAACGTATGTATGAAGGTAAAAAAGATTAATCATTTAGAATAAGGAAAAGACAATGGCAGAAAAAAATAAAAAGAATAAGAAGAAGACATTGTTAGGCATAGATGAAGAAGTCTCACAATTCTCATTCAAGGCAGGTAACACTGATGTTAAATTCGTTTTGGAACCAACACATATAAGAGGAGAGCTTAAGCTGACATGCCTTACAGAAAAAATATCTGTTAGAGTTCCTGACTCAAACTCTGTGATAGTTGAATTCAATGATGGGAGGGATTGAGGATATGTCTACATGGAACAAAGATAAAACTGAAGGTATGCTATTCGGCATAGCTGAAATGTTAAGGAATGGTGCACATGATAGTAGTGCTTTAGATACTTTGCATGCAGCTGGCATAACAGTCGCTGAAATAAATGAATCCAGTGTAGAACAAAGTGACAAATCTATTTTATTTGCGTTATTTAAATGATAGGATGAGGATATGTCAAATAATGTAATAGTTAGACGAGTGACAATTGATTTGTCTTTAAAAATTGATGATACACAGGTTAATAACTTAAAGGCTATTTCAGAATTAACTCAAAAAGAATTAGATGAATCATCACATCCAGAGATTCAGATACGAATTAAGAAGGTTGATTGCATTGATTTAATGATTAAGCAATTAAAGTCATTACGTGATTTAATGTGAAAAATGTTTGTTTTGATTTAAAAATGCGATTTTTTTATGTTTCCTTTATTTAAAAATGTTAGTATATTAGCTATATGATTAGAAGAAAGTATATACCCGGTAAAAGGGATTTGGGTAAAGCATGGACCATCAAAAAGAATGGTGGCACAAAAGCTGAGATATGTAAACGTTTAAAGATTAAGATTAGTCAGTATGAAGGGAACACTCAATTATTCAATTCATATTATGAACAACGCAGTCTGGAAGAGAGACGTAAGAACGTGTCTACTGGGAAAGCATGCAAGGTCTACAAAAAACCACCTGTCAATCTAAAGAACGGAGAGACTAAGCTCGATGTCAATACAATAGACTTTGATATATTGAGAAGTTATGTTGTTTGTGGATTCAATAGAGAGACAATTGCTGGTTTGCTTGGTGTTTCAAGAAGCACTTTATACACATTCATCAATAAGTATCCAGAGGTTAAACGAATTTTTAAGAATGGTGAGAAGGAAGTTCTTGCTGATGTCTTAAAGAATGGTTTGCTACGTTTGTGCAAGAAGCATAAACTTCCTGACACTCACTTTGCTAGTTACATGGGTGAAATAACTTCAATGAAAACAAAGAAGTATATAGACCCATCGATATCAGCTATAAAATACTTATTTGCAAATAAGCTTGGCTGGTCATCAGAGCCAAAGAACTCATCAACAAATAATAAGGGAGCAATACTTAGTATGCTTGATGAGATACATAATGATGATGAAAAAGAAGAAGAAACCACACCACACGAAGAAGAAGGAGAGGAATAAATGCCTGAAAATATTGATGTAAGTAAATTAACAGACAAGCAAAAGCTTAAAATAATGCTTAGTGGTCTGCATACAATGTGCATTTCATCTAAATGTGAATCTTGCAGTTTGCATATGAATGGTGAATGCTCTATTGTAGGTGGTGAAAGCATAAATAACTTTTTAAGTAGTTTAGATGAAAAGGGTATTAGATGGCAGCACTTACTCTAACTTATAAAATACCTAAGCCATGGCATGCACTGACAAATGAACAAAAAGTCGTTGAAGCGTCTAAGATAATTAAAGATGCTTGTAATAGTAATAACTGTGCAAAATGCTCATTGTCAGACAAAAGCAAAAACATCAATTGTTGCATGATCATTAACATGATTGTAATTAGCAATTTTCCACAAGATTGGGAGTTGCCAGATGAGTAATAGAAGAGCAAGAGCTGCAAGGAAGAAGCTTGAAATTGAAAGAAGAATGAGAGAAGGCCAAAAGAGACACATCCAAAGGTGCACACTCAAAGAAGAAGTAAATTGCAGATGTTATGCCAGAATAACAAAAAAGACTTTCATTGAAAGATTGATGCACTGGATGATAGGTGCTAAGCAATAATGTTTACAGATAAGATAGTCCCATTTAAGCAACAAAAGTTCTCCTATAGGAATTCTAATAGGAGACTTAACATATGGGATGGTCCAGTGCGTTCTGGTAAGACTGTTGCTTCCATTAATAGATGGATTAAGCACATAGGCACTGCACCTCCTGGTGACCTCATAATGACTGGTAAGACAAATGGTGCACTGTACCGTAATGTTGTCAGACCAATGCAGGAATTACTTGGTAGTGATATGTGGTATGGTCAGAAGGATGACTGTAGAGTTATTGAGATGTGGGATAGGCTTATCTTTTGCTTTGGTGCTAATGATGAACGTGCTGAAGCTAAGATTCGTGGTATGACATGTGCTGGTTCATATGGTGATGAAATAACATTATTACCAGAATCATACTTTAAAATGATGCTATCCAGGATGTCTGTTGCTGGTAGTAAGTTCTTTGGCTCAACGAATCCAGACAATCCAAAGCACTGGCTTAAACTTCTTATGAATCGTAAGAATGAGCTAGACATGAATGTCTTTCACTGGCCACTTGAAGCAAATACCTATTTACCTCCAGAGTTCATCGAAGCACTTAAGGCAGAATACACAGGTTTATGGTATAGGAGATTTATCAATGGTGAATGGTGTGTTGCTGAAGGTGCAATATATGATTTCTTTGATGAGTCAATTCATTGTGGTCACATACTTCCTACACCACAATACTATGTTGTTAGCATTGACTATGGCACAGGAAACCCTACATCAATGGGATTATATGGAGTGAATCTATTTTCAAGACCAAAAATTTGGAGAATCAAAGGA